ATTCTGGAAGTATTTGTAAAGCATTATTTCACCATAAAAATAATAACTGGTATTAAACAAAACCCCTATAACATCTCACATGGTTAGGGGTTTTGCTATTCCACGAGGCAGGTGGAATTCTTATGGTTATGAATAATAAAGTGGAGGCATTGTAACAGTTGGAGTCAAATTCCAAGTTCTATAACCACCAGAAGTTGGATTAAAGTTTGCCTGAATATAACCAATTTCATACCAATTTGTTCCATCAGCACTAACTTCTACTATATTTGGCAAAAATCCTTCTGGATAATTTTGTTCAGAAACTATTTGCATATTACTTAAAAATAAATTAGGCGTTTGAAGATCAATAACAACTGCCATATTAAATGTTCTGATTGTAGAACCAGATGAATATAATGGATAAAAACCTATTTTAGTTGTATTGTATTGATCTGTAACTCTATATGGATCAGTAGTTGTATCCCAATATATCCATCCAGCAGGGCTAGGAACACCAGGACCACTTGTTTTAAAGTTATGAATAAATCCACTAGTTTCTATTTTAGTTGCTGGTTTATTAAAAGCAAGTTCTTGTGTTACATTTGGATATACTGTACCCCACACTTTAACATTTGACCAAGAAATTAATGGTGCAGGAGTATAGTTGCCAGGAGTTGTTTGAGTTGAAACACCACTACATTTAAATTTAACATATCTAACTGGAATTTTTTGTGCAACAATAGTTATTGGAGAACTATAAGTATCTGTTAATACACCATTTGATACTGTTAAAGTAATAGTATATGTTCCACCAATAATATATGAATGTGTAGGATTTTGTAATGATGATGTTGCACTTCCGTCTCCAAAATCCCATGTCCAATATTGAGCATCATAACTTAAATCAGTAAAAGTTGTTACTCCATTATTTGTATTTGTTGAAAAAGTAAAATCTGCATGTGGCACTGCTGCATCAACTAAGATATCTATTGTTGAACCAACTTGCCAACCATCTAAAGTAGTTATTAACAATACAATTTTTTTAATTCCAGGACCTGCTTCCCAATCATCATCAAGTCCATAAGTATTTGGAATATCATAATTCCATGTTGGTGTTAAAGAAGTACTATGATAAACAGTATTTATAAAATAATTTCCGCCAGTTCCTACTGATGGTGTTCCATAAAAAGACCATTGAACTAAAGCAATTTCCTCTAAAGGAAAATTATCTATAGAAGCAGACCACATATAGTTAGTATCTCCAGACTGCATTTCATACTCTGAATTATATGTTCCGTTAATTACTATTTCTGGATTACTAAAAGTTTTTTGTGATCTAAGTTCATTAATTGAATCTTTAAGTACTAAAGTTATATAATGATCATCTCTATTAATAACATGTTTAATTCCAATAATATTAAAATATTTATCAATTACAACATCGTCATTTATATCATGTATAATTCTTATTGTCTTTCCTGGAAACAATATTTCATAATTTTCAATATGATGTTTTATTGCATCATATGTAATTTCTGACACACTAATTTTAGGAGATATTGATGTTTCAAGTATGTCTCTTGCAATTGTTGCAAAAGTGTTTGCCACATTATCATCACCAGTAACAAATGTGTCAAATTCTACGCTTCCACTACCCCATTCATTTACTGACTGTTCTACTGTATATGGACCAAAATTATCATTAGATTCAGTAAAAGTTGTTCCTGCTCCATAAACCCTATCTAAATTTTTTATAATAACTTGATTTGCTGTTCTAGAAAAACCATCATTTATTATTATTGATTTATAAGAATATCCAGTTCCATCTGATGTAAATGAATTTTCTGGACTAATATAACCTGCTTGATCTTCAATTGGTGGATATTCAATATATGTGTCTGGAGTATATTTTTCATATGGATAATCAACAATACCTGTACCTTGATACAATAACATTGTTGATAAATTTGATTGACTTAATTTTAATACTGTATCTAAAGCATTTTCTCCTGCTTTTATTGCAACAGAACTAATATTATTATAATTAGTTAATTGTCCGTCTAAACTTTCTAAATGTTCTGCAGTAATAATATTCATATTAGGTATTTCTATTTTGTCTGTATCAACAAAATATTGTCCAACTCCTGGAAACAATGCTTCTCCAAGTTGTGTAAGTGTTAAAGCACCCAAAGGATAATTATCTCTACACCAATCTTCAAAACTTTCAGTCCAACTATGTCTTGCTAATAATCCAAACAAATCTGTTCCGTTAATTGTAATTATAGAATTTCCGCCTGTTGGAGAATAATCAACATTGATTTCAGTAATATAAAACGTTCCAATTAACCAATCATCTTTTGTTATTGTTATTTTTGAATTAAATCTTATTAATTCATTTATATGTGGATCTAATGATTGATTCCTTGTTGTTAAAATTAATTGACCAGAGTCTGGTCTTTGCCATATTCCTTCAAAAAAATCATTTCCATATTGAAATTCTAAATTAATAGTTCCATCAGAAATATCAATGACTTCACTATTTCTAGTAACATAGATTTTAATTAAATCTTTTGCTTTCATCCTCTAACTACTTTGCTACTAACTTTTCCATATTTTGAAATAGCACTATTAACTTCCCTGCCTAATTTATATGGATCAGTACCTAGTCCTGCATTTATTGTTATATAAATAGGTGATCTATTTGTTGCAGTTGCTAATCTTGGTGCAAAACCATTTATTGCTGTATTGCCAAGATTAAATGTGGCATCTCTTGCAAGTGATTGTGCTGTACTAATACCCTGTGCTAAACCTTCAACTATTTGTTCACCAAAAGCAGCAAAAACTTTTGATGGTGAAGATATACCTAAAATCTTTTTAGCCCATGATGGAAGTAATTTACCAAAGAATGCATTGATTTGATTCCTTAACCAATCACTCATAGATGCTAAACCATCCCATAAACCTGTTGCTAAACTCTTACCAATATTAAATAACTTTCCTGGCAAACCACTGAAGGCAGAAATTATTCTTTCTATCACTGATGATATTTTATTAAATATTTCATTAAATGCATTTGTAAATATATCTTTAATGCTTTGTAATATATTTTTTACTGATTGATATAAATTACCTAATGCTTCAATTGCATTAGAAACAAAATCTTTAAATGCTTTCCAAACTTTACCAACAACTTCAGTTACAGTATCCCAATTCTTAACTAATAACACAATGATTGCTATCAAAGCAACTATTGCAATAATAATTAAACCAATTGGGTTTGCCAACATTGTAAGATTAAATAATCTTTGTGCTGCTGTGGCTATTCCTGTTATGGTTGTCCATGCTGCTGTTACTGATGACCAGGCTGTCATTGCAATGTTTACTACTAATATTGCTGCAGAAAGTACTCCAATTACTGCAATCAATGGAAGCATGACTACTCTATTTCTATCAACAAAACTAATTACAGTAACTAACATATTTACAAATTTATCTATAATAGGTAATAATTTTGTACCTATTTGTTCTTTAAGGTTTGCTATTGCTAATTCTAATTTCTTTGAAGATGTAACTTTCTTTTCTGCTGCATCGCCATAAGTTGTTGCACCTTCTGCTATTAACAGATTTAATGCTTCTGTTGATTTTCCTGATTCAAACATTGCTGCTGCTTGAGCATATACTTGTGCATTAAGTCCTGGCAACATCTTTTCAAGATCGCCTGCTTTAAGTTCACCATCTGCCATTCCTTTAGCAAACTTCTTTGTCCAAGTCTCTAAATCAACACCAGTTAAAGATGCAACATCAGCACCAAGATTTAATAATTCAACAGATAAACCTTTAGCAGATTGAGGTAAATAAACACCTAATTGTGTAGCAAGAACAATGAGATCATCATTATCCATTCCAAGTGCAATACCAAATTTATCAGCATCTTCTGTAATTTTTTGTAATGCTTTTGATCCAGCACCAAATGCTGACTCAGCACCTAATATTGCTTGCTCTGCACTTCTTGCTTCTTCAGTGGCATCTTTTAAAAATGCAACACCTTTAGTTAAAATAAATCCAGATGCAAATGCAACTGCAGCCTTTGAGGCACTACTTAATTTGCCTTCAATGCCACCTAGTTGTTTATTAGCATCATCTAATCCTTGGGTAAGTTTTTTTGTCTCAGCAACAATATCAATTGTAATCTGTTGAGCCATTAACTATCCCTCCTGTTTAGCACTTCAACTATAGCGTTGTATTCATCCAGCGTTAGTTCCCAAAAATCTGATGGTTTCATTCTTGTTGCTACACAAAAATTAGCCATTCGTTCTAGGCTGGATTCCCCTCTTTTGGGACGGTGAATTCAACTCCTGCAAGTTCAGTCAATTCTGCAATTGACATTAATTCTGCTTCTTCTATTGTAAGTGATGTGTTAGTTCTCTTTGCCATCATGTATTGCATAATAAATGCTAATTTTGCTTTTGAAGGTGAGTTTGTCCATTCGTCCATTGGCAAACCTAAATAAGTTTCAACTTCTGCAAGTTCTTTCCATTTTAAATTGTTTAATAAATCAGTTTCCATTACTGCCTCCTGTTAGTCAAAGTTATATTTCTTTATAACTTCTTTTATATTTGTTTCGTACGTTTCTGCTATGTAGTTTTGATCTTCAGATGCTGCACGTCTTAAATATGATTGTGCCCTAATATTTCTTTTAGGATAACCATATTCAATTACTCCAGCATAAGCAATCTTAGCACTACCTGCTTTAATCTGTACCCTTTTATTGGCACGATTACCTTTTATGCTACCTGCTAAGGCACCAGTTAATTTTGGTGCCAGGGCAGAAGCCTTAGATGCAATCGTTGAACTAAGTTCAGCGTTAGCGTCTTTTAGATCTTCAAAGTTGTCTCCTAATTTCTTAAGAGCAGATAAAGTTTCCTTTAATCCTTCAACCTTAATACCTACTGCTTCTGCCATAGCAAACCTTTATTAGGCTGTTACTCTTTCTGGCTTACCATCTAAAATAAATGTTAAGTCATAAACAAAGTATTCGCCTGCTGCTCCACCCAAATCTGGTAATGTTTCTGCATAACCTGATGCCACAAAATGTGGTTGATTGTTTGATGCAACTTCATTGCCGTATGGTGCAAATGTTAATTCTACTTGTGCACCTGGTGTTGCGTACAGAGAAGACCATAATGAGGCTGCTGCCACATCTTGGAATCCTGTAACTTGACATGTAAAGTCTAAATTATCTTCGTAGTTTCCAAAACCCATTTCGCCAACAGCAGAAGAGAATTTTACACTCTTTACTGCACCTGCGTAATCGATATCGTCTAAACTGAAAATAATACTTTTGCCTTTAATGCGTGACATATTAATTTCCTCCTGTTATATCTATTGATATATTAATGTTTGTTGCTAAGTAGACTGCGTTATTTATGTCTAACATAAATGGTTTATCTACTGTTAATTTTGTTACCTTGGCTTGTTCCCATATGGCAGGAATTAAAGTTTCTAATGTTGTGTCCAAGTTTTCTGTTTCTTTTTGGTTTGAAGCAAAAGGAGTGATAACTTGAACCTTCCAATTTGATTTATAATCTGGTTCATTATATTGATCTTCATATACTGCTATGAACTCTGTATCAGGTTCAATAATTGCACATGGAGTAGTTGGTCTTTCTGGTACATATTTATATACCCTGGAAATTCCACCTAATATAATTCCTGATTCTAAATCATCTCTAATTTCTGCAATGTTCATGCAAATCTCACCATATAACGGTTTAGAAGAGGATATACACCAACGAGTGGGTCTCTAGCAATTCTGATGGGGGCACCATCATAAGTTGCATATTGTGAAACACCCATTGGTGCACTTCTGCGATGATAAAGTTCAGATCCAACTTCTAGATAGCAACGCTTTAGAACATGAGGAGGTACAGTAACAGATTGCACATAAGATGCAATTAAGTCTCTTGCTGTATCCCAACATTCTTCAACGAAAGTATCGTCAATGTCGCTTGAGCCTACATAGGCTTTTAAATCTGTCCAGTCCATCGTAATCTCCTATTAAATATTAATTAAACTTAACTGCAGCCTTTGGCTCCTGGCATGTAAGTGCCAAGTATCCATAAACTGAGAATGAGTTTGTTAGTGTAGTGATTTCTTCATCGTTCAAGCGGAATGGTGCGCCTGCTGACTCGTATGCAGTCAACGCTGCTGCGTTCCATGCGTACATTGCGTCTGCACCAAGTGCTGGATCAAGTACAACTGGTAGACCAAGAATGTTTCCTGTCAAACCAAGTGGATTGATTGAACCAAATGTGTTCACTGTTGCGCCAACATTTGAAAGTAGTGGGCGACCTGCTGCGTCTACTGACTTAGCAAGTTTCTTGAATACACTTGAACCAACAAGAATTGCTTCTAGTGGAAGACCAGTGTTCTGGTTAACCTTGACTGCTGCATCTGCAAGTGCTTCTAGAACATCATCTGTATCAAATGATGCTAGTGTTACCTGGTTGAAGTCATCGTCTGCTGCAGTAACCTTTGCGATTGCTGCTGCGTTTGTTGCTGCTGCGTACTTAGCAACGATTGCACGGAATGCTGTGTCAACATAGTTAATGCTTGAACGTTCTACTACTTGACGAGACATATCTGTGTAGCCACCGTATGTCTTGATTGGCTCTGTTGCTGAAGTAAGAGTCAACTTACCATAGGAAAGTGTGTCTCCTTCTGCAGCCTGGTTTCCAATAGCAAGTGTGCTGGTATTGATTTTTGGATATTCTACATTCATTCCGTCAGTAGGCAGTGGGCCTCTTGAGAATAGGTTGAATGTTGGACGACCATTGTTTACGATACGAACTGTATCTGAAACCCAAGCATTTTTCATGATTGAGTCTGCTGTGTCTGCTCCTGTAAAAGTACGGTGAGCATCAAGATCTCCTGCTGCTACTGCTTTTACATATTCTCCGTATGAACGGAATTGTGGTGCTGAAGTTGAAGGTGCTTTTTCTGATGTAATAACATCTAAACGACGTTCCAACTCTTCTGCGTGATTACGTACT